GTCTAAAATTTTTAAATCAACAAATGAAATAGAAAAATTTATTAATTTTGATGACGAAAATGAATTGTGGCATGTATATAATATGAACAAAAAAATTACTCCAATAATATATAAATATAGTGATATAATTGAGTATGAATTAATTGAAGATGGAGAAAGTATTACAAAAGGTGGACTTGGAAGAGCTGTTGCAGGAGGACTTGTTTTTGGAGGCGTTGGCGCTATTGTTGGAGGTGTAACGGGAGGTAAAAAAACAAAAACTTTAGTAAATAATTTACAAATAAAAATTACTATAAAAGACATTAATAGACCTGTTGTATATGTAAATTTAATTACAATGAGTGTTAAGTCATCATCATTTCTATATAAATATGCACAAGATAATGCTCGAAAAATATTGTCTACATTATCAGTAATTTTGGACAATGCAAAAGAGCAGGAAAGAGTACCTAGAGATAATGCAGATATTTCAATAGCTGATGAATTAGTTAAAATGAAAAAATTACTTGATGATGGAATATTATCACAAGAAGAATTTGAAAAGGTAAAGGAAAAGTTGTTAAATAAATAGATTTAAAGGAAAAGTAATGAATTTAACATCAGAGCTTCTAAGACAGCAAATAAAAGAAGAGATAGATAAATTAAACAATATGTACAGATTAATAAGTTGAAATTTTTTTAATGCAAAAAAATGTATTGAAATAGAAAAAAGTCGTGATATAATAGTTACAAGATGTACACGTTGTAAAATGATGACATCATTAATTTAATAAATTAGAGCATCTAGAATGCCATAAAACAAGCAATTTCATATTGCTTGCTTTGTGGCATTTTTTTATTTTAATTTGGAGGTGAAAACAATGGGAACTAATAGATTAGAACAATATCAAAAGAGGTTAGATGCTTATTATGATGCGGAGATGAACATTTTGAATGGTGCGCAAAGCTATCAAATTGGTACTAGAACATTAACCAGGGCTGATTTGAAAGAGGTCAAAGATACAATAGAATACTTAGAGAAAGCCATAGATATAGAAAAAAATAAAAATGCTGGAAAAGGTAGAAATAAGGTTATTGGAATAATTCCAAGAGATGTATAGGAGGAATTAAGTTGAATTTAATAGATAAAGCTGTAAATGCATTTGCTCCTGTGCATGGATTAAAAAGAATGGCAGCTAGAAAAACTATGCAGATATTAAATACTGGATATTCTGATAGTGGAGCTAGTAGGACTAAAAAATCATTAAGAGGGAATACAGATGTAAGTGCAAGTCCATCCATGGACATTGATGCTAATTTAAGAATTTTAATAAATCGAAGTAGAAGTTTGTATATGGGTTCACCAATAGCAACTGGAGCATTGAAAACAACGAGGACAAATGTTGTCGGAAGTGGATTAAGACTTAAACCAAGTATTGATTATGAGTTTTTAGGACTAACTGAAGATGAAGCTGCTGAGTGGGAATCAAATGTATCAAGAGAGTTTGATATGTGGGCAGATACAAAAATATGTGATGCACTTAAATTAAATAACTTTTATGAAATGCAGCAACTTATTTTTCTAGGTCAACTAATGAACGGTGATGGATTTTGCTTATTAAAATATGCTAAACCATCTCTGTATATGCCATATGGATTAAGGCTACATTTACTTGAAGCAGATAGAGTGTGTACTCCAGATAAAATAGTTAATTCAATTGGGTATACATTGGATCCATTTTGGGGCAAGAATCCTGATAATGGAAATGAAATATACAGTGGTGTAGAAATTGATAGAGATGGAGCAGTAGTTGCGTATTGGATATGTAATCAGTATCCATATGTCAATAACTTGTACAGCTTTACCATTCCTGAATGGAAAAGAATTGAAGCGTATGGTCCTAAAACTGGAAGACCAAACATAATACATATATTTGATGCTGAAAGGGCAGAGCAAAGACGTGGTGTGCCAATGTTAGCGCCAGTTATTGAAGAACTTAAACAACTAAAACGATATACAGATGCGGAGTTAATGGCAGCTGTTATTAGCGGAATGTTTACAGTATTTATTAAAACGGAAGGTGATACTTCTGAGAATGCATTAGGTCAAGGTATACCAAATGATTTGGACTCGGTAGTTCAAGATGATGATAGCCAGTATGAATTAGGCAATGGTGCTATTATTCAGTTATCACCTAAAGAAAGTATAGAAATTGCTGATCCTAAAAGACCAAGTACGGCATTTGATAGCTTTGTAAGTAGTATGTGCAAGAATATTGGAGCTGCATTAGAAATACCACCAGAATTGTTATTAAAATCATTTACAAACAGTTATTCAGCTAGTAGGGCGGCGTTACTTGAAGCATGGAAAATGTTTAGAATGCGTAGAGAATGGCTGGCAAATGGTTTTTGTCAACCAGTTTATGAATTATTTTTAACAGAATCAGTTGCACTAAATAGAATAAAGGCGCCTAAATTTTTTGAGGATCCAATTATTAAAAAAGCATGGTGTGGAGCAGATTGGAATGGACCTGCACCAGGAATGTTAGATCCAACTAAAGAAGTTGATGCTGCTAAAACAAGAGTTGAATGTGGATTTAGTACTAGAGAAGAGGAAACAATGGGACTTACTGGAGGTAACTACAATAAGAATATAAAACAACTTAAACGAGAGAATCAATTGCTAAATGAAGCAAATGGCTCAATAAAAAAGAAAGGAGGTCTATAGATGGCAAAAATAAATAAATTTTGGAATTTAAACGTTTTGAATTCTACAACAACTGAAATATTAATATATGACAGCATAGCTAGTAAAAAAAGCTATGATTGGTGGACTGATAAAGAAGGTGATGAAGTAACACCTAAAGCATTTAGAGATGAATTGTTTAGCATAACAACACCTGAAATTATAGTAAGAATAAATAGCGGTGGTGGTGATGTATTTGCAGCAGTAGCAATATCAAGTGCAATTAAAGATTGCAGAAATTTAGGTAAGAAAATAACTTGTAAAATAGATGGAATATGTGCTAGTGCCGCGGTACAGATTGCACTAAGTTGTGAAACAATAGCTATTGCTGAAGAAGCATATTTGATGATACACAATCCTATGACAATTCTATATGGTTACTATAATAATAGCACTATAAATACAGTTGCCAATCAGTTAGCTTCAATTAGAAATGGTATTGTATCCGTGTATAAAAATAAATCTGGTTTAGAAGAACAAGAAATAATTAAGTATATGGATGCTGAAACATGGTGGACTGGCCAAGAGGCAGTTGATAAAGGATTCTGTGATGAAATTATGTTTGAAAATATAAATACAGAATATTTGAATGAAAATGAGTTTAAAATCAATGGTGCTGTATTTGATTTTAAAGCATTTAATAGGTTGCCTGAAAGAATTAAAAATGTTGTTAATTCAGCTAAAAAAATTAAATCAATAGAAAATGGAGGAAATGAAGAAATGCAATTGAAAAATATTCAAGAATTAAGAAATGCATATCCGGATTTTGTAGAAGAAATTGAAAATAATGCGAAAGAAACTGGTAAGAAGGAAGAAAGAACTAGACTTCAAGCAATTGATGGTATGCAAGGAAAAATAAAAAATGAGGTATTAAATAAAGCTAAATATGAAACTTTTGATAATGCTGAAAAAGTTGCTTTAAATGCAGTTTCAAATGGTGATTTTGTTGATATTAATTTCATTAATGCATTAAAATCTGATGCTGAAACAGTAAATGGAATTAATGGGTTTGCTAATAATGGAAATTTAGATGAACAATTAACACAAGTACAAATAGATGCACAAAATGCTGCTAAAATAGCAGCTGATGTATTTAAAAAATAACAATAGGAGGTATTAAAATGGCTAAAGAAACTTTAAATTATGATAGTTTATTTGCAGGTGAAGTTAGAAGTGCTATAACTATTGATTTAGCAGCTTCACAAACAGTAAAGCGTGGCGATTTATTAGAATGTACAGTTACTGCTTCTACTGGAACTACAGCAGCATCATTTTCTAAACCATCGGCAGCTGCAAAAGCAACTAACATATATGCAATAGCTGCTGAAGGTGTTACAACATCAGCAAGTGAAACCGCTAAAATTACAGTGTATAGAGACGGATTTTTTAATCAAAATGCAATAGCATTTGGTGGAGAGTCAACTGCAGCAGAAAATAAACATGCATTAATGTTAAATAATATCTATTTAGTAGATGTACAATAGGAGGTTAAGATATGAATATATTTAGTCCAGAGGTGTTAGATAGCATAACTAGAGTTATGCCACCGCAAACAACCTTTTTCAAAAAAACATTTTTCGGAAAAGATAAATGTGAACCAGATACAGAAATAAGGGCAGACTTTTATAAGGGCAAAAGAAGAGTTGCACCTTTTGTATCTGAAAATAGTAAAGCAAAAACAGTTACTAAAATAGGATATTCAAGTGAAAAATTTGAAACACCATTAGTAAAAGTTAAAGATGTTACAACAATAGAAGATTTAGTAAAAAGATTACCAGGCGAGTTGATTCAAAATAGTGGACTTACACCAGAAGGTAGAGCAGTGCAACTGTTAGCTGAAACATTACAAGATTTCAATGAACAAGTAACAAGAAGAGAAGAA